GGATGTAACACTCTCCTGGCCCTTGCCGGGGATAGTGCGGAACTTCTGAAACGTACTGCGGCGTTCCTTCGCGGAGAGGAACTACCGCCTCTAGATCATTGTCTCCGCGAACAATAGTGCCAGCAAATGCTGGACACTGGAGAGCAGAAACATGAACGAGAACAATTTGGTCAAGAGGCTGAGTTATCTGAGCACGGGGGACGGCTTCCGGGTGTGCAAACCCCTCGATATCCTCGCCGACGTGAAGGACGCTACGGGTTTGGTCCTCACGGCCGGGACGGTGCCTGCGATTGTGGCCCTGGACACGAACTTCTACGGTCTGTCGGTCGTGGCGAACCAGACTCATCTGGCCCGCTTCGCCTGGACGGTCCCCCAGGACTATGACGGTTCCGCCGACGAGTTGCGGATTCGGGTCGCCTGCAACATGGCCGGGGCCAATGCTGCGGATCAGGCTGCGTCTGTGATTACGCCTCTGATCTATCGGAAGCGTCCCGTGCCCAGCGTCATTCTGGACGGCCTGACCGCCTTCCCTGCGGGTCTTGCCCTGTCGGCGGATCTCGGGGCTCCGGCCACGGCCGCGGGTGTGATCCCCCTTCTGGGGGCCAACCTCCTGACGAAGTGGGTCGAGATCAACGCGGATATGTGGACGGACTTCACTCGCCGGGTCTCGAATCGGTCCCTGTCGGCGACGGCTGACGCCTCGATTCAGGCCGGTGATGCCCTGAGTGTCGTTCTGACGACCGCGGCTCACACGACGGACGCGATCTCCGTCTACGGCGTTGAGATCTGGTATCGCTCGAACCTCGCGTTCACGGACGTTCGCAGTCGGTAATCTCCTGCTTAGTGGAACCTGGGCCCGTCCATTTCTCGGGCGGGCCCATTTTCTTGCGTAGGAAAATCATGCCTGACAAGAAACCAGTCGATTTCAGTTTCCCCGCCAAGGGACTTGACGAGAATTGGGCCTACAAGTCCCAACCCGAGGGCACGTCTCCGGACTGCCTCAACGTGCGGCCCTATGACGTGATCGCCGCCCGCCTTCGCGGGGGTTCACGGCCCGGTCTGTCCAAGTACGTCGCTGGGGCGATCAACGGCTCGAACCCGATCCAACGGATGGGCCTCGTGATGAAGTCCATCGTCGGAGGTTCTTCCTCTGTGACTGATCCTTTCACCCAGGCAAACGGCCAACTTGCCGGGACGAATTGGACACAGTTTGAGGACGCTGGTGCTACCTACGCGACAAGTGCGACGTTTCCGATTGTAGCCACGAATCAAATTGTGGTTTCGCAACTAAATACGCCGGGGGGTCGTTCGGTTGGGGCCTTGCATAAGACGGCCGCGGTCACAGGATCGTCATTCACTCTGTCCGCTAAAATCACTCTTGTCGCGAGTAACGCGAATCCCTCAGCTTCTCAGTTTGGCCTCATAGTCTCGGCCGCTTCGGGGACACTCCCCGTTGCCAATACAGTGTTAGAGACCAACGAAGCATTGATCTACATGACCCATTCGTTCGGGGTCTACACCCTTGCCTACCTGATCGGAGGCGGGGCTTTCGGATTACAAACCATGACTCCTGGGTCAGGTGATTACCTTGATCCGGCGTGGTGGACTACCCCTCGAACCTTATCTCTCACTTCCTCGGATGGAGGGGCGACTTGCGTTTTGTCGATAGCAGGCACCCCCCTTCTAACCGGGGCCTTACCGGGTGCTCCCATCACAGACGCCAATCCTGGATTCAGGATTTATAAGGACAATGTTGCCGGGAACACCGTTACCGTAGATGACTGGACCCTGGCCAATACGAACTCTCTTTCCAATCGAAAACCAACTATCGTGGTTGTCTCAGGTGGAAGTGTTTACACGGGTGATAAGACTTCGGGAATCGCCATTGCGACTTCGGGCACGAGTGTCCTCTCCACTCTCGTCGAAAAGGTCCACATGACGGACTCCATCGGAAAGATGTATCTCGTCGATGGCACGGCCTACAAGAAGTTGGACAATGCGACCAATACGGTGAGCACCTGGACAGCCACAGCACCGGGGGCCCTTCCAGTGAGCGGGTCGAACACCTGTCGGCTGATCGCCTCCTACCGGGGGCGGATCGTGCTGTCGGGTCTCGTGGACGATCCCCAGAACTGGTTCATGTCCGCGGCCGGAGATCCTCTCGATTGGGATTATGGGGCCACGGTCTCGGCCGTCATGGCTGTCGCAGGGAACAATACAGTCGCAGGGAAATGTCCCGATATTGTCACCTGTCTCGCCCCGCTGGGAGACGACATCATGGTGATCGGGGGCGATCATACGATCTGGCTCATGCGAGGCGACCCCGCGGACGGCGGCAGGATCGACAATCTAAGCCAGCAGATGGGTATCCTGGGACAGGATTCCTACTGTGTGGACCCGGACGGGACGTTCTACTTCTTCGGCAACGGTGTCCTGTGGAGCATGTCGAAGCCCCAGCCCTACGCGAAGCAAGAGCCCAAACCGATGAGTCGGGGACGCCTAGATAAGACCCTCAACGCGATTGACTACAGCCAGAACACCGTGAAACTTCTCTGGGACGAGACCTTCCACGGCATTCACATCTATATCGTACCGAGTGCGTCAGGGGCCACGACCCACTACTGGTGGGATGCCCGGACGGACGGATTCTGGAAGGATCAGTACCCCACGACCCACGGGCCGGTCTCGGTGATGATCTTCGACGCGGACGCCGCCAGTGATCGCACCGTCCTTCTCGGGGGCTGGGACAGTTATATCCGGCAGACCGATGCCTCGTCCCTCACGGATGATGGCACCACGATCCTCAGCCGGGTGAAGTTTGGGCCGATCACCCCTGGTGGGGTCCATCACAACTGCAAACTGAATCGGGTCGTCACGAGGACCGATCCCGCGACCGATCCGTTCCTGCTCAGGGTCTACGCGGCGAACTCGCCAGATCAGGTGGTTCTGGCGACGACTCCCGCCTGGGCGACGACGGTAGACGCCGTGACACCCTACGCCATGCCCCGGATCACGGGGAACTCGCTTCTGTTCGAGTTGATAAACGATTCATTCTCCACGGCCTGGGTGACGGGTCACGTCTACGCAGTTGGCGATCAGGTGGTCGCCTCGGATGGCCTGCCTTACATCTCTCTGACCGCTCACACAAGTACCACAGGCGGGGCCCATCCCACTCCTCCTGGGAATGTGACGGACTGGGTAGTTTCCACATTTCGACGCTGGGCAATCGAAGGGATTTCTGCTATACTGGATGTAACAGGCCGAACGCGGCACGGGAGACTCTAGTGCCCCTGATCGGTGCATCCAGAAATGACCGTTACCCCGGCGAGGATGTACGTCTTCGCAGGGGACTCGCTCATGCGATTTTCGTGCCCTTCGTCGGGGCGACCCAGAACGTGGATCTGGGAACCTTCTCCCTGACGACGACGGGTATCCTCACAGCGAGTCAGTTGGTTTCCACGATTGCATCCGGGACGGCTCCCCTGGTCGTTACGTCTACGACGGTGGTGTCGCACCTGAACGCTGACACGGTGGATGGTGTCCATGCGTCCTCTTTCGTCCCCTATCTCGGGGCGACCGGGGACGTGGACATCGGTGGATATCGTTTCTCCTGCAAGGAATTGAACATTCTTTCACAAAACCTTCTCCCGGCGATCCCGATCCTGGGGGACATCATCCGTCTCACGACGGATGGACACTTGTACATGGGAGTCTAACATGCCGGTTGCCTGGAAAAAGATGCTCCTTGAGGGGGACGCCGCGAGCGTCTTCACGCAGTTGACGGACGTGCCTGCCGCCTATACCGGCAAGAGTCTTGATCTGGTCCGCGTGAACGTCGGGGAAACCGCCTTGGAGTTTGTCTCGGCCGGTGGGTTCACGGATGATAAGAAGGTAATGACAAGTGCGGCCGACACGACTCCTGGCTACCTCGGCCACAAGATTCTGGTCGATACGGACTATTTCACTCAGGCAATCGGGACTCCGGCCGGGGATGAACAAGTCACGATCACCCTGTCCATCGCTCATCTGGTGAACTTCGGGGGCTATCAGGCCCAGAACGTCGTGCTCCACACAGTCGCTGATGCCGCGGCTCTCGCAGCTTTGACGGCCGCGGTCGGTAAAATTGCATGGCAGACTGATACCCTCCACCCCTATGTTTGCACGAGCGTCTAACTATGCCGACAACTTGGAAACAACTGGCATTTTCTGACGACATTGTACCCTACACTGGGGCTGTTGCCAATGTCGATCTCGGGGCTCACACGCTAACCGGCGATCAACTGATTTCTACTCACGTCACTGGAGTAGTTGCCCCTCTTGTGGTTACTTCAATAGCCCGCGTGGCCAATCTGAACGCTGACATGGTGGACGGAGAACATTCCGCCAGTTTTCTAGTGACATCGGCCGGTCTGAATGGTTCTCCTGTAATGGCTGGAACTACATTGGTCGTTACTAGTGGACAAGTGATCTCCGCTACACCCGCGGGCCCTCTCACTGTCCAATCAGCAGGAACTGCCTACACTCTGACCAATTCTTCTCAGTTGTTGACTTTCGGAACGACGAGTCCGAGTTTGACGATCTCAGCAGCAGGGACGTATCTCATCCGGTCTCACGTTCAGACCAATCTGGTCGGGGCCACAATGGCGGCGAACCGGAATATTACTTTTGTTATTCATCGGACGAATAATACGCCGTGGGACGTGTCCCCAAAAGCCCAAGTAATCAAGACTGACATCACTAGCTTGAAGGCTTACACTCTGCCGATAGGAGCAATCCCTGAGTTCGTTTACACGACGGCCAACACCAACGACGTTCTTGAGATCTGGGGATTCATCGACACGGTGCCAACGGCGGGCAGTATTTCAATCGTGGATGCACAGATCATTGCAGTTCGACTGTACTAGGAGATAGAGATGCCTTCTGGGACTTATAATTCCATCGCTGAGGCCAATGCCGCTAGTTTCGGGAACGCCTCGGGATTCACAGGATCGACTCCGGCCGCGGGGAACCCCTACCTCCAGAGCCAGATGAATCAGCAAGCTCCGCAGTCGCCCAATATGTCGGGTCTGTTTCCGGGGGCCTCGGGTGGGTTGCAGAACATTATGCAGCAACTCCAGTCTTCGCAGAACGCCGCAAATGTTGCAAATCAACAGCGGTACAAGGATATCCTCGGGATGTATAGCAACCTCGGAAAATCTGGGGAGGCGAGAATCGCCGAGAAGGAGACCCAGGCCCAGGCTGCAAACACTCAAAACCTCACGTCTCGGGGCTTAGGAAATACGACCGTGACTTCTTCCACGAATCGTGGAATTGCGAGCGATGCTGAGTTCTCCCGGCAGGCCCTCGGGGAACAGGTCGCTCAACTCCAGGGCGGCGTGATGGAGCGAGCCACTCAGCAGGGCCCGAACCTGTCGATGTACGCGAACCTGATCCAGCAGGCGATGGCCGGTCAGACCGCGGGCCGTCAGCGGACTATCTCCGGAGGCCAGGGCGGGACGTACAACGCGAGCGATGTCTACCGCAGCCTCTCGGGCGGGAGCAGCGGGTACGGCGGCTCCCAGGCGAACAACGTGGCTCAGTTCTTCCCGGCCGGATCGTTCGGATCGCCCCTCGGCCAGCAACTAGCCAACACGCCCTCTCAGCAGTATGATGACTACGATTGGAGTGATGAGTAATGCCGATCAATATTGACTATTCTCCGGTTGGGGCTCTCACGTCCGCGGCTGCGATGGCGGGCCAAGGCGAAGGTCAGAGACAGTCCTTTGCCCAGGACATGCAACTCCTCGATCTTACTCAGCGGCAGAACGAAGCCCAGATGAGGCAGTCGGCCCAGAACCGTGCCTTCGATCTCCAGGAGGCGATGGCGAGTCGTCAACTTGCCGCCCAAACCCGCACACCCGCGGCCGATCATATCGCCGAGCGGGCGGATCTCGCACGGTCTGATCGGGCTGCGAAGCAGAAGCAGTTCAAGGGGCAGTTGGACACGATGCTCTCTACCGGGACCATTGACCCGACTCAGTATCAGAAGGGTCTCATGGCCCTTATGACCGGGAACGAGACCCTGATGACCCACGTCCTGGCGAACCCCAAGGCGACGGTTGAGAAGCCGAATATCTCGAATGCCGCGGAGTTGGACGTGATTCGGGAACCATTCCGTGAGAAGCGTCGGATCTTGGAGAGTTCGCTGACGAGTCTGAACACGAACCTCGCAAAGTTCGGGTCCATCCCCGAGATGGCCGAGCCGATCAAGACGCAGAAAGATGGTATCCAGAAGCAGATCGACGATCAATTCGCCCAGGAGACTGCGGCGATAGACCAGTGGCGGAAACAGGGTCGTGGACAGGCCGCAGCCCAGGCCACTCCAGGTGAAGGCTCTCTCACGGACGCCTCGGGGCGAACGACTTCGATCTCCTCGGACACCGGGGCCCTTCCCGGCACCGGCCGGATGACGACTCAGGCCACGATCAGCCCCTCCATGCGGGCGATCCTCGATCAGGCTAGGGGAATGGCCGGTGCGAACGCTGGGAAGATCGGCGGCGACCAGATGACAACCACGACGATTGGCGAGGGCCAGCCCGCGACCGAGGATGTCGTGCGGGCGATCCTTCAAGAGACGGGCGGGGACAAGGTGAAGACCCGACAACTTCTTCGGGCGAGAGGATACACATTGTAATGAGCGACATCGTTGATAGGGTCTTCGAGACCCTCCCGGCCACGGCCGGAGACATCGTGGACAGGGTTGCCGCTGGTTCTTCTGGCGATCTTGTCGATCAACTCTCTCCTCCTGTTACTCACGAGGACGCAATGCAGGCCGCGGGCTCCGAGGTTCTCCGGCAGAATGTTCTCCGGCGATCCAAGCAGTTGCCCGATCTCAATTCTGATGAGTCTGGTGCGATCCTCGATGCCTTCAAGAGACTCGGCGGGCAACAGCCTGACAAACTCCGTCAGCAACTCGCCGAGGAAACGGCTCACCGGACTCAACTAGCCCGTGGCGTCCTCGGGGATGCCGGGGCTGGGGCCTTTGAGGCTGTCACCAGCTACGTCCCCGCGATGGCTGGACTCATCGACCCTCAGAGCGGTCTCCGTCTCAAGCAGGGACAGGAGATTGTTGCGAATGCCGATCCCACGAGCATCATGGGTCAGTTCGCAGGCTTCGGTGTCGGCCTGGGTAAGTTCGCGTTGACTGGTCCCCTCGCCCCGATTCTCGCCGGAGTCGAGGGAGCCGGTGAACAGAGGATGACTATCGCCAAGGCTCGGGAGAAGGGCGAGGATATCGGGGGCACTTCCGAGGTTCTGGAGACCACGGCCCGTGGCGTCGTGGACGGCGTTCTCACAAAGATGTTTATGAAGGCCGGGGACAAGGCTTCCAACGTGGTCCGGTCCCTGATCCAGCCCTCAGTGAAGGAAGCCCTGGCCGCGAGTGGCCTGGACACGGCCCGAAAGCTGGCCTGGACCTGGGCGATGGACTCCCTCAAGGTGGGGGCCCTGTCCGAGGGGCAGTACCTCGCCGATATCGGCCTGGGACACCTTGCGGACCCCAGCATCGTGCCCACCAAGGCCGAGGCCCTCCGTGCCGCCGCCTTCGGTATCGTCTTGCCCTCCGTCATGGGGGCCGTTCACGGAGTCGGAGGCCGACTTCTCGGCCGGGAGGCTCCTCCTACCCCCGTTTACACGCCCGAAGAGGCTGGTCGAACCATTCCTGGCACCGAGAACCTCCCGATACCCCCTCTTGTGAGATCCGGAGGGCCCCTGGCGACCGTTCCGGGCGAGGCTCCACGGCCCGGCTATCTAGTCACACCCCCTCCGACGCCCGGAGAGGCCCCAATCTATTCCGGCGAGCCTGGACCGCCTACGCCGCGTGTCCTGACCCCCTTCCCGCCCGAGGGGTCGATCAAGTATCCTCAGATCATAGAACTCATCCAGAACGCCCCGGCCCGTGGAGTGGCTCCTGATCCGACAGATCACCCGATGGGTCGGGAGCCTGCCATTGTGACAGGCCAGAATGTTCCTGATCTCGGGGGCACCGGGACAAGTCCCGAGAAGGTCTATGTCAGTAAGGCCCTACCTCAGACCTTGGAGATCGAAGGCAAGCCGGTGGACGTTCATCGCTTTGTGGCCCTCCACGAGACTACCGAACGGAGTCTCCGAGAGGCCGGGGAGTCCGATGACGCTGCCCATGCTGGAGCAACGGCTGCGGAGCACGATGCTGTTCGCCGGGCCGGGGTTGATCCCGTGGCCTACGAGAAGGCCCTGGAGCCTTACGAGCGGACGGCCCGAACGGAGTCCCTGGAAGCGGCTCCCGAGGATCTGGACAAGGTGCCCTATCAGAAACCAGCACCGGCGATCCCCAGGCCGAAGACTGTCGTGACCCAGGAACGGGAGATCGAACAGTATCCCGAGGGAGCTACTCATGCTACTCCTCACCTGACCTACGACATTTCCCACCTGCAATCCCCGGCTGCTGCCGCGGGCGGTGTGCCCCTGGACACCAAGGGCGAGAATCTGTGGGTTCGCCCCGCGGCCGGGAAGAGTAACGCGAAGCGTCAGCTTCTCGTGCAGTTCTCTACCGATCTCATCAACGCGGATCGTCCCCGATCTTCGGCTGATGACTATTACGACAAACTTTATGCCAACCGCGATGGCTACTCTCGGCCGAAAGACTTCTGGGAGCTTCCTCAGTGGATCGGGGTCGCAGCCAAGAATCTTCCGAATGCCGATGTCTACGTGGTGCGGAACCTCGCTGAGGCCCAGAAGTTCCTGGCCGAGGCTGGGTATGGGCATGTCGCCATGTCGGCCCTGGACGTGAATACGAAGTTGGCCCAGGCCCTCATCACTGGTTACAAGGGCAAGGTCGTGGTCGGCGGCTACACGGACATGACTCCGTTCAAGGGCCAGTCGAACGTTACGGTCTACAAGGCCATGCCTGAGTGGATCAAGGCGATGGGCAAGGACTTCACGGAAGGCACGGACTACCGGCACTTCCGCGGCACCGAGGTCGTCCCCAGATTGTCCCTCTCCGAGGGTTGCCTGCATAATTGTTTCTTTTGCGGTGTGGAGAACAAGGGCAAGGCCCCCCGCGAGATCGACCGGCAGACTGTCGATCAGCAGATCGCCTCGTTCAAGGATCTCAAGGCCAAACTCGTCTACGTAAACGATAAGACCTTCGGACAGGCCAGCAACCATCAGGATCTCAAGGAGATCTATAAGAGGATGAAGGCCGAGAACCCCGAGTTCCAGGGCTTCATCATCCAGACTTCCGCGGCCCAGATGGCAAAGATGACTCCGGAGTTCCTCCAGGAAGCCGGTGTGAAGTACGTCGAGATGGGTGTTGAATCCTACAACGACTCGATCCTCAAGTCGGTGCGGAAACCTGCCAATGAGAAGATGATTGACGCCGCCGTGGAGAAGATCCGGGCGTCCGGTGCCAAGTTCATCCCCAACATTATGATTGGTCTCCCTGGCGAGACGCCGGAGACCTACAGCCGAACGCTGGACTTCCTCGATCACAACCGCGATCTCATCTCGCACGTCAATGCGTACAATACGGCCCTCTACGCCGGGTCGGATCTGGCAAAGCAGGTCGGTGGAGCCAAGTCCGCGGGGGACGCCGACGAGAACGTGACCCAGAAGTCTTGGCAGGCCGATCCCGCTGTCGATCAGTCCTTCCACGACGCCGTGATGAAGTTCGGGTCCGACTCGCTGGACACATCGGCCCATGAGCCGGGGAAGAGTAGCCTGGAGGGCTACGCCGGGAAAGCATTCTCTGGTGGGAATCTCGGTGGTTCTAATCCTGAGATGCTTGCAGACGCCCTGCGAGCGGTGGGTGGGGCCGACGTAATCGCGGCCGGGAAACAGGCCATAGATACGGTCCGGAGTGCGGCCGAAGATCTCCAGCGAACTTTCTCTCCGGGTTCCCGAGGAACTGCTGCCAAACAGACCGTGGCCGAGATGCGGCAGGAGAACTCCCGAGCAGCCCGATCCGCGGATATCCGGTATCGAGCTTACGACCAAGTCCGCCGAGCCTTCGATGTTTACACGCGACTTCATGGGCAGATCGCCGCGGATGACTTCATGGATCGGATCAACCGGGGCGAGAAGCAGAGCGACCCGGAACTCCAGTCTATCGCGGATACGATGGACATGGAGCGTCGGGATAAGGTCAAACAGATGGAAGCCCTTGGCACCGGAGCCACAGAAAAGTTCGATGAAAACTGGTTCGGCCGTCAGTGGGCCAATTCGGATCAGGCTCGATTGTTCTTCCGATCCAGGAAGCCTCTCACCGGGTCGAAGTCCTTCTTGAAGGGCAGGACATTAGAATCGGTAGCGGAGGGCCGGGCCGCGGGTCTGGAACTAGTCACCGATAACCCCGTCGAGATGCACATTATGAAGATGGGGGAGATGGACAAGTACATCGCCGGAGTGAGTGTCATCAAGTCCCTGGAAACAAACGGGGCCGCTAAACGGGTCGTCTCTGGAGACGCCGTGCCTCCGGGTTGGCAGAGGATTCACGATCAGATCGGTCTCTACAAGGCCAAGAACCCGGTCACGGGTGAGATCGAACGAGGCTCGTATTACGCTCCCGAGGAAGTCGCCACACTCATCAATAACCATCTTTCTCCTGGACTTCGTGGGAAGGCATGGTTCAAGACCTACCTGGGGGCCGCGAACTGGCTGAATCAGTTCCAACTCGGAATGAGCGGATTCCATTTGGCCTTTACTTCGGGTGATGCCATTGTTTCTAAACTCGCTCTCTCCCTACGTCAGTTGACCAAGGGCGACGTGAGCGGGGCCGTTACGAGTCTCCTGGGCGTTCCCTTCGCCCCGATCACGAATGCAATCCGTGGACACACGGGTCTCACGGAATGGTTTCACCGAGGCTCTCAGGGGGCCGAGGTTCAACAGATCATCAGCATCCTGGAGGATGCTGGGGCTCGTGTGCAATCCGATCCGTTCTATCGCACCCATGTCACGGACAAGATAATGAAGTCCTGGCGGCAGGGGAACATTCTCGGCTCACTTGGTCGGGCTCTCCTTCTACCCGTGGAACTGCCCACCCGGTTCATCATGGACGTGGTGGTGCCTCGCCAGAAGTTAGGCGTTGCGATGGATATCGTCCGGATGGAGATGAGAACTAATCCCGGTATCTCCCGAGACGCCCTCGTCGCCAAGGCTCGTTCCGCCTGGGACTCGGCCGACAACCGGATGGGCCAGTTGGTCTACGACAATTTGTTCTGGAATCACATGACCAAGGACATCGCAATGGCGACGGTCCGATCCGTGGGCTGGAACCTCGGCACCTTCCGCGAGGTTATCGGCGGTGGGTTCGATCTCCTCCGGGCTCCGATGGATCTGATCCACGGCAAGCCGGTTGAACTCACAAACCGAGCGGCCTACATCCTGGCCCTGCCCATGATCCATGCGGCGGCAGGATCGTTCCTTCAGTACGTCTTCACCGGCCAGGGGCCCCAGACTATCCGGGATGCGTTCTTCCCCCAGACCGGAAGCAAGGATGAGAAGGGCCGTCCCCAGCGAACTTCTCTTCCGACTTACTGCAAGGACATCTATCACTTCGGGTCCGAGCCGCTCAAGACCCTGGAGAACAAAGTTCACCCTATGATCCAGTTGGTCCATGAGATGCTCATCAATAAAGACTTCTACGGCGTGAAGATTGCCAATGAAGACGATCCGATGATGCAGAAACTAATCGACGAGGCGAAGCATGTACTCGGTGCGATGGAGCCTCTCTCCAGTCGAAACCTTCGTCGGGGTCTCGCACAGGGGCAGACCCCCGAGGTAGCAGCCCGATCCTTCTTGGGGATCACCCCTGCTCCCTCGGCCTTGAATGAGAGTGATGCTGAGCGAGTCGCATCGGACATCATCCAAGAGAAGATCCCGGCCGGAGCCCGGACCTCGGAGGCGGCGGCAAAGTCTCAGTTCAAGAGAGACATCGCCCGCCAACTTAGAAGTGGGAACACGAAGGCTCTGTCCGACGCTATCGGACAGCAGAAGATTTCCACGAATGATGCCTCAGAGATCATTCAGGGAAGTCACGACCAACCCCTGGAGGGACAGTTGAAACATTTGAGTGCCTCCGAGGCTCTAAAGGTCTGGGCGGTCGCAAATCCGGATGAGAAGAAACTGATGAAGCGGCACATGATTGAGAAACTGTTCGGGGCGAGCGACAGTCTCGCTCCCGCGGAGTTCAATGCTCTGGCCGCTCAATACCGTTTACAGGGAGTGTTCCGATGACCCCAGCACAGCATCAAGAGACAATGGACGTGGCCGAGGTAATGGTCAATCGGTACTTTGACCATTACCTAACGGATGTATTCCCTCAACAGATGGAACTACTCCTCAAGACCCACAACGCGGACGAGGGGGCCCACAAGGGAACGATCAGGAAAATCCACCGGGGCGGGTGGATGATCGCGGGAGTATCCGCTTTTATCGCAGCGGCCGGAGCGGTGGGGGCGGTGGTATATTACATTGTGTCGATTCTGCCTCATTCTCATTGAACGGGACGGTCTGCTGCCAAACGAAGCCCCACGGTGCTTGTGGGGCTTCGGCCCCTCGGCCTAGCCGGATCAAGTCCAGGTAGCTTTCTACGACCCTCCAGGCATCCACGATTAGATTCACCGGGATCAGGCGGGTCTCGCCCATCATATCCCACTGAATCGGGATCTGCTTCTCCGCGGCCGTCTTGAGCCATGCCCAGGTGAAGGTCGAGCGAGCATCAGGACCGATGGAGAGAAAGGGTTCGTCGTGATAGATCTGGAGTCGTTCCATTAGAGCTTCTGCCTTTGTCTCTCGGCGTCTCGGCGGGCGTCGTAGACGGCGGGATGGTCGCCCTGGTAGATTGAGTACGTGACTCCCGCGAGGGGCGTGCCCACCCAGGACTCCCATGGGATGCGGTCTATGAGACGGGCCCTGTAGTTGTGATAGATTTCGCTGGGGATCACGGCGACGAGGAACTTTGTGCCGTGCTTGGCGGTGATGCTGAGAACCCAACCCGATTCGGACCCCGAGATCTCCTCGAACCCGCCCATCACTTCCACCGTGCCGGTTAGAGTCGCCCTCTTCACGGCCGGTGGAAGTGATGTCGTTCGAGCGACCAGATCTATCAGATCTAGCCGGTCGCGGAGTTTACCCTGCATTTGGAGGCCCCACGGGATTGATCTGATCGACAACTACGGGGGCAGGAGGCGGGACAACCGGGACAACGGGGGAAGTAGTCGAACTTGCAACCACCGACACAGATGTAGGTGTGGTCGGGGAGACGACGGGGGTACTTGTGGTCATTGTTCGCCATTCGGAGACAACCTTTCCGGCGAGGGACGAGGCCCCCGCTTCAATCCCAGGAATCGCAGCCTGGATATGGGTCGCCGCGGTCGAAGCCAGCGACTTGACCCAGGTCCAGATTCCGGTCACGACACTCCAGATTAGGGAGAAGATCGGACCCAGGACGGGGAAGATCAGGGGCAGGACCAGAAGAACTCCCGCACCGATCAGAGCGATGAGACCCCAATCCTTGAGTCTCGTGATGATAGATCCGGTGATCGTGCCCCCGGTCTCGGTGCCGACAACCTGGGTCTCCTCACCCTTGCCCACCTTGAACGAGCCGTCCTTGTGCATCGAGATGGTGGGGGTGTCGCCTGCGGAGATCGTGGCGGGTTTCTTCGCAGCCTCGGTGATAACCTCACCCGCACTCACGCCGAAGGGAGACATGACCCGAAGGGCCTTGACCTCGTTGAAGTAGTGGATGCCTTGGCCCTTGAACAGTTTGAGGGTCCGAGCGTAGGCGATCTGAGCACCCGCAGGAATGCTGGAGTTCGCCTCATGCGTCTTCGCCCCGTCCAGGGCATTGCTCTGGAGGGCGGGATGATCGGGCGTCGGAATCGGGACCGGAGACACAAAGACGGGAGTCTCTGTTCTCTCCTCGTAGCTCTGCGGCGTCACGTCCTGATTTTCGACGCGGTTGCCATAGGAGAAGCAGCCACTACCGAGGACCAGCGTAGCCGTTACACCGAGGATCAGGGCGAACTTTCTCATGTCTCTTCCTCCGAATCTCAAGGACGCAACCAAGGACAAAGCTGCTGACAAAGGCATAAAGGCCCCCACCGATTGCGAATCCAAAGCCGAGGCCGATGCCTGTAAGCACACTCTCCATTATAACCTCATTTCTCTAGGCTGTCAATGAACTGGTCGAACTCCTGTTGAAACGACCCGAGGTCGATTTCTCCACTATCGAATAGAAGAACTCTATGAGACTGGAGGAGGAAGTGGAAGACTCCCCATGCCTCGGCGTAGCAACTAAAGATCTCGTCATTGGGTCCGGACATCTGGCCGAAGGTCGCCAGGGGAATGAGTCGATCTGTCTTCTTCATTGCGTGTAAACGATCCCGGAAAGGCTGGTCGGAATCTCGCTCGAAGTTCATGGCGAGACCTTCGTTGAACCAGAACTTTTCTCGCCAGAGGCCCCCGAGGTATGCCAACTGATGAGCGAACTCGTGGGATAGAACTCGGTCCGAACGGCCCGTTACCACGATGATTCTATTGTGGTTCGCACTGTAGTATCCCTGCATCCAGGAAGCATTGACGTGCTCCACCCGCTGGGCGTACTCCTCCAGATCTTTGTACGAGGGGAGGACCGTGCAGGGTTTCTCCCGCCAGGAAATCTTCGCCTCGGGGAACATGGCGAAGAACCTGGGCGTCTCTTGCTTGAATAGGGCCCTGATTGACAGGGCCTCGTTCGAGTCCGGGGCCTGCACGGTGATCGGTCCCACCGTGCAGCCCCCCAAGAGGAAGACCAAATTGAGAAGCAACCGTCTCATACGCGACCCCACATCTCACGGGTGTCCGGATGAATCTGGACGAAGGCGGCACCGAGGGTCGTCGGCTCGTAACCCTTCTGTTCACCGTAGGAGATCACGCCTTGGGCGTAGGTCTTGAGGTACGAGCCCGAGACTACACCGATCTTTGTCGTGTTCCTGATCTTGAGACAGTCTGAGTCGGCGACCAAGGGGGTGAGCCGACAGCCCATCTGATCGTGAACATGGCCCATGAAGAAGATATCGGCGTCGAAGTTCCGCATGAAGCTGACAAGCCGATTGATCTTCCCGCCCTTCGTCTGAGCGGCCCCGGCTCCGTGGTGACACCAGACCCGGAAGGTCTCAGAACCCGCGTGACATTGTTTAGAAATCGAGTGGTCCATCAGGTAGGGCAAGGCCCCGAACTTATTACCAACATCCCACCCTCGTACCTGTTGAAACACGAGATCCATGAAGCACGAGTATCCCAAGTTTGCCACGCCCAACTCAGAACAGAGCCAGCCGTGGAGATCTTCCTGCTGCTGACGCCTCATGTATTGCTTCTCATGGTTCCCGACGATCAGACCCAGACACTTGTGTTTGATCGGGGCGAAGATATCCCGAACGGCCTCGTAGGTCTTCTTGCCCAGGCGACCGAGATCAGCGACCTTCACCCGGTCGGCCACGGCATCAGGATCGAATCTCTTCGCGTCCCCGAAGCCGATGAACTCGCCGTAGTCCCCGCCGCCGATCCAGAAATGAAACGGATCATTCAGGATATCGTCGCGGGTCTTCAAGACCTCCTTCTCCGCACAGGCTTTGGCAAACCAGTGGATGTCAGAGAAGTAGGAGATCTTGAAGATATCCTTCCGACTCCCGTGCCAGATGAATCTTTTTCCTGCGGCTTCCATTAGATGTTCTCCATGAAGCCCTGGTAGTAGTGAACGATAGTCTTCAAGGCCATCTCGAAATCAGGTTCGATGATGCAGAACTTCCGACAGAAGAGATGGTTATTGAACTGAGCCAGTGTGGTGCAGAGAACAACTGGCTTGTCCATCCCTATAGCCGCAGCACCCATCTCCATCAGGGAGCCGATAGACTGGCGGGGCGGCATGTAGGGGAAGTGAGCCAGGACGATATCGCAGTCTTGCACGTCGCCCTTATCTCGGGTGCCCATCTCGGGGGACGCCAGAACGCCGTTGTAGAGCAGTCCATCGCCAGAGATCTTCGACGTGTCCTTGCCCCGGAGCGGGTCTAAGGTCTCGATTCCGTGGGCCGCGAGGTAGACCGTGGCGGCATCACGCCAGAGAGAATCAACCGGCTGGCCGGTGATCGGACCGCAGAGATAGACCTTGAACGGCTTCTTCACATGCAGCACTTCGTTTCGACTCTCGACACCAATAGGCTCGTCGGAGTGAATGCCTGCGAGAGGGGAGCCGGGCAGGAACTCATTCATCCAGGTCGGGGCCGGGGTGAAGGGATTGTCGATAATTCCGAAGACGGTCGCACTCGGACCCGAGGCCACGTCCACGCCCATAACCTCATAGGCGGCGACTGCCTTGAGTTCCTCGAGATCGAGATCGTGTTCCACGATGCGGATCGGCTCCTGCTCCTCAGCAAAGAACCGCGTGAGATTATCGGAGATCCTGACCACCGCGGCTGGATCGAGATAATCGACCGGACTCAGAACCTTCACCGGATCGGTACAGCCGATCTCGGGCCGTCCCTTCGCGGGGAAGACCGCGGGCCCCTGAGCCGTCTGCACAACGATGTCCTTGGGCTGGATGTACATATACCTGTCTATGGTGCCATCCGGGCGAACCTGGCGAGTCCCGATGGGGAACATTGGTGTCTTGTGGGGGCCGTCCACGCCCACTTCACTGAGATAATGAGGCATGTCGTCCAGGGTCGGAGGAAGACGACCGGCCTTGATCTCTTCCTCGAAATGGGCCAGGGCCATGCCGCCAAAGAGGATCGCCGCAACGTGATCCTCGCTCGTGTCGCCGAGCTTGAACTTCTCGACGTGCCGCTGGATCGAGGCGATTGTGGAACTAAAGGGCAGCCCCTTCTCCCAATTCCGTGCGGGGTAGGGATGCGGCAGACGGTCCTCGCAGGCGAACCGGAGCCACTCACCCAGCCGATTCATCGCGTGAGGGGAGATCAGTTGAAGGGCTGGCTTCTTGCCCCCATCCCGAACTGCCCCACTCTCGAACGTTCTCATCTCGTCGTGTGCTTGCACTATCTATCTCCTGTGTAAACGCTCGATCCCAATTCTCGTACCACTTCTTCCGATTGAACGGCCGGGCTCTAGAGCCCTTACCGTAGTCTGTTTGTCCGCTCATTATCTCCTCAGAAGGTAACGCTCCGCGGCCTCCTCGGTTAGAGTCACACCCACGAAGCAGCGAGTTTGTTTCTTGTTGAACGGCACTCGGTCGGCCCGGCACCCAGGGTACATCATAAGAAATCGCTGGGAGAAGCGAAGATGCGTCCCAGCCATCGCTCCCTGATCCTTGCACCAGTGGGCGTAAGCATCATAGAGCATATTACTCGGGATGAAGTTCTTCCCATCGAAGGCACAGTTCTCATCGGCGAACTCGGTTATGGGCGACGACTGTTTCCGGAAGTCTTCAATGACTGGTATAGAAGACGTAGGACTTGTAAAACCTCTTGCACGAAGGCGGCGAAGTCCGTCAAGAGCCCAGACCGCGATGCCGGGGGCCTCGGCAACGATTCGTTCCTTGAGGGTAATGTCTTCTCTTCCGGCAAATGACTCGCCGAAATGTAGAAGAAGAAGGCGACGATCAAGGGCACGTTCATGGTCCGGTAGGTCGGGCATTGCGTTGACTGAGATAGTGAATCGACAGCTAAGTTTGTAATCAGACAAGAACTCTTTATTCTTCCGATTGATTCCAACTCCGTCTCGCCCGGAGATCTCCTTGAGAACCTGGAGAGCCTTCGCTGGATCTCCTCGACGTGTGATATGTGCGTCAGAAAGGATCGCGGACAGCTTTCCGCACAGTGGTTGCAGCCCAAAGTCACCCACCAAAGAGTCGAAGGAGGTACTGGCGACCTGACTACTACCGAGAACTGCTCGGAGAGCTTCCAACACCGTCCCCTTGCCTGCTCCAGGTCGTCCCACAAAGAACATGAGTTTTTCATAGCTTGTGTCCGCGACCATATTATACCCGAACCACTCCTGGAGAAGCAAGACTTTTTCCTGGTCGTTAGGGAATATTTCTTGCAGAAACTTCCTCCAGGTCGGGGCCTCCGCAGTCGGACTCCACGGATAGGGCAGGGCATTGAGCGAGAAGTAGAGGGGTGACAAGTTCAAGCCACGCGAGGTATCCCGCACGTTCACCAAGCAGTTGTTGAAGTTCACCAAGTCCTGGGGGCACGGATGCTCCTCCTCGTCTAACCAGCAGGGGGCGTGTGCAGTCACCGGGCACGTCATGGTCAGGGCATCCACGATGTTGTTTACACGATGAGCGTCGGCATCGTAGGGTGCGACCGTGACCTCGCCTGTGGTGGATGTTTTCTTGAAGGTCTTGTGATTCAGGAAGGTATAGAGGTCGCCCCGGATCATGGTCTTCGGGTCGATCTCGGCGTACTTCGTTCCATCGAACCGATACCAAGTTCCGGCCTGGGTACGTAGAACTGGAAGATCAGCGAGCCAATGTCGCTCGTGGAGCCATCGGTCTGCAAGGTCGATGGGGGCGATGCTCTCAAGGAGTTCTCCTGAGCTTGTAGACACTCCATTATTCGTAATCGCCGCTCGGAGATCGTCCGAAGTAAGTCCCGCCCGGACCCAGGCCCGGAGATCTTTGATCGTCTCGGGCGGCATGAGCTTCGTGAGAGTTTTCGCTTTCGGCTTGAGTGTCTCGAAGGTCTTTTCCATTCCGAGACGGCCTGCTCCGGCATCGTTCTCGCCGAGTACAACGACATCTCGCCCGGAAAGGAGAGAAGATAGTACGGTAAGCCCACTTGCGGCTGAGGGTTTCCCGACAGCGACGAAGCCAAGGTCGTAAGCCGCCGCAACGTCGGACTGTCCTTCCACCACCAGCACTGGGAGCGAGGAGGCACACAGCACGTTCCCCGATGAACACACATCCCCGCTTTCCTTACGGATGTGCAAGTACCCAGATTCTCCAAGAGGTTGTATTGCTCCCTCGGCTTTTCGTCCACAGATGACGGCTTGAGGATCGGCTGGGTCTTCCGACGAGACAAGACACCAGTCATGCTTCCCGCAGATCGGGCACGGATAGTCTTCCGAGGTTCGTATCCAGTTTTGCGACCCTGGCACGTAAGTCTTGCCCGTTGGCTTCCAAGTCCCGGAAACGGCATAAGTAAGTCCTCTTTTGCTCCCCGGCATGGAGAGCTTCTTGCCATCCTTGAATCGACGAACAAGGCCCACGATCCGACCCTCGCCATCTCGCTCGGGGAAGACCCAGCAAGCTTCGCCGGGTATCCAGCCGATTCCAAGAGTAGTGAGGGAACGAGCGGTCACGCCCAGGTCTTGGGCGAGATCGGAGACCATCGCGGGCCATACGTTAGACTGATAGGCAACCAGGTCGTCGGAGAGATTCACTCAATTCTCCCAAGGAACTACCCCGGCCTGGGCTCGAACCAGGATTTTGCCGCTTTGTATCGCGGTGCCTCTACCATTTGGGCTACCGGGGATGGTGCAATCCTGTAGCAGACCGTAAACGCTGCTCCCAGGTTACGCCTCGGCGAGACAGGGACGGCCCCGGAGGCGAATGGTCGCCCCGTTCTCGACCAACACCCGGCGAATCACGCCGACGCTGTGGCCGACATTGTTCGAGATCTCCTTGAGGCCGATGTCCTTGGCGTACTGCGACACGATGCTCCGACGCTGATTTTCCGTCACGACTTTCTTCGCACGAGCCATTTCACAATCTCCTGAATGCGGGGCACAAGGCCCCTTGGTTTCCAAAATAGGATCGGGATGGTCTCGATTGCCTTAGCTCTCTAGCCATTCCCGATCCACCGATCACAATGCCGAGCCCTCAGATATCGGGGCTAAGGGAAGGGATCGGCTAGAACTTCGCAGTCCGATTCATCACGGCATCGACCACGATTCGCCAGTCGGCCGACGTGAACGCTTCCTCGGCCTTGCCGATCTTGGAGCCCTCTTCGACCCACACGGTCGCCAGGACTTCATCCGTGACTGCCTTCGTCGTCCCATTCACCGCTGCCCAGGCCAGTTCCTTCGTCAGGACTTCCACCGGGGGTGTAGAGGGGGCAGGCGGCACGATCACAGGTGCCCCAACAGGCGGCGGCGTGGCCATCGAGGGGGCAGGAGGCAAGGCCGCGGGTGCTTCGGCCGGGGGCACCACGGGGCCAGCGGTAGGGAGGCCCTTCTTTCCCGCCTTCGGGGGAGTCGCGGGCTTGCCCGACTTCTTCGTGGGGGCCGTCGCCGGGATCGGGGGTGTCGCCGCAGAGCCAAGAATGCCGCCGAACTTCGCGGTGAGACCCTTGAGCTTTTCGGTGTCGTACTTGGGCAATGTCTTCACCGGGTTGGCGTCGGCCGTGTCGATCCACTGGATCTTGAGGGAGGTAGTTCCATTATACTCGGAATCCTCCACCCTGAACAGGAAAATCGTCTCGCCATATTTGCCCTCGGCGAGGCTCTCGAAGGTTCGACCGTCCCAGCCGAAGACCTTCTTGACCTGTTTGGCGTTCAGGAGTTCATCCCACTTCTCATCTTTCTTCGTGTAGAGCACGAGGTAGGCCGTCATGGTCTGGTCGTACTCACCCCACGGGATGTACGTGCCCGCGTCCTCGTCGTAGTATTCGAGGGCCTGCACATTGAGGACGAGTTGGGGATAACCCTTCTTCGTCTCGCTGACGCCCCAATCCAGGGCCTTACCTCGGAAAGTTCCTGGCCTGTCAATCGCTTGCGTCATTGTTCGCTTACTCCTCGCCCCTCGGGGCTGTTAGCCGATCTGTTCTTCGATCAGGATGATGTAGTCGTTGATGTCGTATTCTTCGTTCATGTTAGTTCACGACTGCGGGTTCGATAATCCCCCAGATGTCCTGAGCATTGCAGATAAAGACCACGACATCGACATCCGTGAACATGGGATACGGCTGGGCCTTCCCATGATGGTCCCGACTCTGAGCGACCATCACCTTGTCACCGGGCGAAAGAGCAGGCCGATCCCGCAGTCCACTCTCCATCTTGTTGCCCAGGCCGACGTTCCGGACGGTGCCGGTAATCATAACATCGGCAAAGTTCTCGGGCAGAGCCAAGCCGCCCTTCGTCTTGTCTTTCTTCACGTCAGGGATGACCGTCACGAGACCACCTAGCGGCTGAAACATTATGCTAACCTCCTGAGTCTGTGTTCCCCACACTTCGGGCACGGAACACCCGTAGCCGCTGGGTGGGGCCGATGTCTGATACTAAGGCACACTCGACCCTCGAAGCCACAGTTACGACACTGAACTTTAGGATTCAATTTCTTCATTCCTCAGTCCTTGTCACGTAGAGGACCACGCACGCTATCCAAGACACGATTCCGGCCGACATACACCCTCGTACTTGGCACATGCACGAGAGTATAAAGAAGACGGCTGGAAGGAACTTCACTCCGGATACTCTTCGGGGAAGAGGATACGCCAGAGAGAATCGTCCTCCGGCTTGTCAAACGAGATCACCGGATTTTTCATGGTCCGGGTCTTGGCGAAGAAGGACGGGTCCGAGGGCATGGCGAAGATCGCCCTGGTCGTCGCCCCTACGGCCTTGCCCGCAAACTGCTTGCCGGTCTTCTCGTCAGTCCGAGCCCCATAGACGCTTCGCTCCAGATAGTCCACCTTGAGAATGTGGTCGGCCCACTCGCAGAAGTAACCACGAGTCGTAAAGGTCTGCTTGGAATCAGGCCCAGGAGCGTAGAGTTTCGGGCCGTCCTGGAGATAGTTCGCCCCGGCTGCGTTGGCAATCACCTGGGGACACTTCTGGCAGAGGACGATCACGTTCTTGCCCTGTCGCACGAGGCCGTCCAGGTCTTGGAAGATCAGTCGCATGGCATCGAAAATGTGCTGGTAGCCCTTGCCATAGCCGAAGCCTTCGATATTCGTGACCTTCGCCCCCTTCTCGTGGGGCACATTCTCAATCACATGCTGCATGGCGAGGAGTTCCAGAGCCGTGCCGGTGTCGATCACGACACTCTTCGCATCGGTGAAGAGGCCGGGTTGGTGGAGGGCGTCCCGCACGTCCTGGAAGGTCTCGATCTCAGGAATGTGCCGGATAGGCTGGCCGGTCCTCGGATCACGAACCATGCGACCGCCGTCGTCCAGGCCGATGAAGACGGGGAGCGGGGCCATCGAGACGAGTGTGGTCTTGCCGTCGCCCGAACCGCCATAGATACCGATCTTCTGGCCCTCGCCTGCCCCGTCCCAGACCTTGATCCCGAACGTCTTGATCGGATGAGTCTTGATCGTCGGCGGCGGGACCGTTATCTTGGCGGGCATCTTCGATCTCGGTGGGGGAGGCGGGGGTAACTTCGGGGCCATTGGTCTACTCCAGTAGGGTAAGAGGTCGTTGATTCCTTGCTCGAAAATCGGATCAGGAGGGCTTGTATTCCGGCACGTCGCCATTACTCGCCACCTTCCCGTCCTCGTAGGGGACTGCCAGCCGACGATAAAGTTCCTGCTTCGCACACTCCAGGGCACCTATCGCGGCGTTAAGTTTCTCGTAGCACAGGCCACATCTCGCAACACCCGCCACGATCCGGGTGAGGGTGTAATTCAACTCGCCAGAGCAAGTGATATGCTCCACGAGCCTCTTGATGTCGGGATCGAGAATCTGGCGGTCGGCCTGTTTGATATAGGGCATGTTACTCGCCGACTCCTTCCTCAGTCTGCTGGACCACTTCGGCCCGGAGCCTCTTGAACTCCGGAGGCGTCTGACCATTGAACACGTCCACGTTGTTGTAGCAGAGCGAGCAATAGGCACACTTGAACGTAGCCTCACATTGCTGCTCATTTTCCCACCAAAAACCCGTCCTCTCCATCTCGGACATATTCCGCTGGAGAGCCCAGACCTGATATTGGAAGGCCAGGAGTTCCTGATCGGTGAAGGCGACTTCCTTCCGGGCGAAGTAGAACTCCGGCCGGGCCGTCATGTCCTGGAGGAGTCGGGTACCGAACATGCCGGGCGTCTCGCGGAGGGCAAAGGTGCCCTCCTTCTTGCCCGGCTCAATCTCGGCCGCGATTCCATCCACAAGGCACTGCCCGCCTGTAACCAGGGGCATCGCATTATGGGAAGGGGCCGTATACTGAACTTCAAACTTCTGTCCGCAGTAATCGCCGGTCTTCACGAACTCCGCGGATTCGGCCTGGGTGAGCTTTGACGGCTTGATCCCCGGCTTGTGGAAGACATCGTGGAGGAGGCCGGAGATTGCACGGGGATCAAGACCCTTATCTCCGATAGATTGAAGGTCGCGGCCCGCATTGATATAGAACTTACTCTGAGTGTCCTTGCGGAGCCGGAGCCAGTAGGTCGATCCCGAGTCGATGGACTTCGACGTGGACTTGTGTTCCTGGATCAGAAGACAGCCGTTTGCTTTGCTCCGTATCACCCGGTCGATCTGGCCGACACGGCGATAGTTCGGAGTGGGTCGGCCAGTCTCGGGATTGACCAGGGGCAGATCGAATTGAAGCTCGGTCGCCACGGTCTCATACTCGCTTGAGGCCAGCGGGTAGAGCCAGTGATAGACCGCCAGGGCAGCGGCGATAGTTTCCCGCTCCACGGCCCACTCTGTCGGATCGGCCCAATCTGGGACCGTCGTGTAAACATCGGTCGCCAGTTCAACCGCGATCTCCAAGCGATTCTCTTCCGTTATTCGCACAGGAGGGGCATTCCCTCCGGGTCCACAGTCCGAGGAAATCGTGTTGAGGGGAGCGGCAAGCACCTGGAGCCCCTTATGCCATGCCGTCCCGAACCGGAGGGGCTGCGGCTCTTGGGCCACGCGGAGGCCCTCGACGTAGGCGATTCGATACCGTATGGGACATGCCTTGAAGGAAGAGATGGATGACGCTGATACATGGCCTACCTTGTTTTCGCTCATGGTTCTAGTCTACCTCAAAAGTTCCTAATCGTCAAGGTGGATTCCGGAATGATTTCCGGAACATTCCAACTTTATTAGGGCGTCCTTCACATCCTGCACGGAGCAGGCCACGATGTAGATGCCGTTGTTTTCCTCAATCCGATGTTGCCAACTGACCTGATGCTCAGTCTGCTTTTCACCAGGGGCCTTACATTCGATCCCGAGGAAGGTTCCGTTCGGGGTGCAACAGGTGAGGTCGGGCCAGCCCTTGGGGATTCCGCAACTCATTGGGATTCCCATCTTCTTGAGTAGCCCAGCATCGGTGACGGCCAGGAGAGCACCCCGGCAAATCAGCCATCGGATGATCTCTCGCTGAATCCCTGCCTCGGGTTTCTTCCTCTTGTGCCGAGGGGCGGGCCGAAGCTCGGGACCGAACATTAGTTCCATAAGATCGTCGTTACTATCCACGGGAGAACCTCCGGTCGTATTGAGAGTACCAACCTGCGAGCCAGTTATGCCACTCATCAGTATCGAGGACGTAGGGGCAATCGACGGGACTCTCGCCCCGGCGAAAGGCATCCGAACCCTCGTAAGCTTGGCCGTAGAGGCGTCCCACTTTCATCGCCAGCTTACTATTTATCATCCGTTGGCGAAGAACGCGGGCAGCGAAGGGTCCGATCATAGATGCACCCAAGGATTCCAGGTTCGGAGGCCCCGGCTAGTCCAGGAGCCATCGAGCCTACCGATAAGGGTCTCAAGTTCATCCAACGTGAGCGGTGGGACATTCGTGACATATTGGCTCTGTGTGTCTCGGAGTTGAAACCGCTGTCGGATCATGGGATGATCGGAGGGATGAACGGTAGAGGTCTCAGCCGCCCGGCCCCAATAGCGAAGGGCGGCGACCACCTGGATCATCTCGCGGGTCGTGAGCTTATGAGCCTTGGGCTTCGCCACGGGCGTCCTCCACGAGCAGGCCGATCAATCCGAACCAGGGCTCGATCTCAGCATCAGGCCCCCTCCTCATGGCGAAGCCCATGAGATAACCCAGGCCGTAGTCGTCCAGAGCCTCGGCCATGAGAAGCTGGTCTCGCTTCGGTTTCGTCCTGAATTGTTCGTCCTGGGCTCCATGAACATAGCCCGAACAAAATCGGGGCGACCACTTCTGGTGAGCGATCCGAAGAACGCCGAATAGTTTTTCTTGCTCAGCCGGTGACATCATTCGTACCTTTCACTTATAGATGCTTCCACGTTCAAGGGCCAATCTGGTGCCCAGGTCGGCCGTCGTCTGAGTTCTTCTTCAATGGTCTTCAAGGCATCGGAAGCCCGCGATTCGAGAACTGGTGCAACCACTGAATCGTAGACATGGTGCCCGATTCGCACTCCTCGGGCTTCGATCCGGAGAATGGCTTCCGCGAGTACGTCACGGGACATGGCCTGGACGACGTTCTCGGTGAGTGTTCCGCCCCAGAGCTTGCCCCAATGCCATCGGATGTTTTCATCGGCAGAGATAGCGGCATGTGGATAGAACAATGCTCGGCCAGACGGCAATGTAACGACTGTCTTCCCGGCCTCACGGGACAGCGTGAGACCCCGCAAGGTCTGGGTCTGGCCGTACTTGGTAGTATATCGGAACGCATTTTCTAAATCTCTCCAAAGTTTCGGAATCATGTAATACTTCTTCCGGTAGGTATCGACGAACCTCTTGCAAAAGTTCCAGTCGATCTCGCCCGACTCGACTTTCGATTCAAGCTCGGGGTACGTAAGCATGTACTCCAAGGCCCTATCCGCACCCATGCCGTAACCCATGCCCAGAATGCCCACCTTACCAATGGCTCGTCGCCCAGCATAGAGCTTAGCAACCGGGGCAGGATCATTACTCCTTGGCTTACGACATGGGGCGGATAGAACCTCGGTGGCGAATGCAGAGTAAACATCCTCATCGCGTGTAAACGCAGCGAGTAGATCGGCCTGCCCAGACAGCCAAGCCGTACCGCGAGCTTCGATCTGAGCCGAATCGGCCAAGATAAAGACCGAGCCGGTGGGGGCAATGAGGCAATGCTTCATCTCGCAAGCCAATCCTCCTCCACGAGTCGGGAGGTTGCAAGTGTTGATTCCCTCGCCGCCACTCCACCGGCCAGTATGGGCTCCGTAATAGTTGAGAGGGTTAGGGAGGCGTCCTCCGGCAGCGGTCGCCTGGGCGACCATTGAACCTAGCCGCCCTATATGCAACGGCCAGGACTTGACAGCCTGACGAGCCTTTATCAATGCCCTAACCCTCGGATTGCGATGTATTCTAAGGCCCTTGAGAGCCTCGTCATCCTTCGCCAGGGCGACAATCATCTTCTTCTTGCCCTGCTTCATCGGGATTGTCTCTCCCGTCTCGGCCAGGGCTGCTTCCAGGAGGGCGACGAAGGACTTGTTCTTACTGATCTCGACCTTTGTCCAGGTGCCGCAGTCCTTATCGACCTGGACCTGCATCAGCCCGGCGATCCGTTCGGCTTCCTTGAAGTCGAAGGCCATCTCGGGCTCCCAATACAATCTAAAGGTATGCCGGGCCAGAGGCAACTCGACCTCGGGACGGGTCATGCGGGGGAGGAGGAGGCAGAATAAATCGGCTTCTCTCTCGGCATCATTGTTCGCGTACTGTGAGTAGGCCAGCCGCTCGTCCTCGGTCATGGTCGCCCACTTCTTGCCTTTGAACTGCATCGTGTCCCCTTTGGCAGGGACATCGTACTTCTCACAAAGATACTTGAGACTGTGAGAGTCTCTCGCATCGAGATGAGCGGATAGATTCTTGACATCGACGACGAAAGGCGGAACAATCCCGTGCTTTCGGACAAGGATTGTACCGTCGAAGCGGACATTCTGAATGACGATTGTCGCTCGTTCCAGGTTCGGCCCGTACTTGCTTTGGAGCCATGCGATCTGTTCCTTGACACCCGGCCAGAAGTGGGACTGCCGAGGGGCGAAGGGTAGATCGCCGTCGATCATCAGGCAAGCTACCCCTTGCTCCTCAAAACGTTTGTCTTCGATATACTCGACCGTGGAGAGCCCCTTCTTATCGTTCTTTCCCTTTAGATGATAGTCCACGGAAAAGAACGTCTCCCAATCCAGCACGACGATATTGGTCGGCCAGCCAATAGCCCGCAGGACGGCCAGTGCCCCCTTGGGCGAAGGGGACACAAAGGGGACACTGGCCGGAGCCGGAATCGAAGGTGGGGGAGGAAACAGGGTCATGTTAGTAATCACCGAACTCGACAGGGAAGTTGGCGTCCTTCCAGGCACGTTTCTGACGTTCCAGCTTGGCGACAAGATTTGGGTCGGCCCAACCCATCGCCTTGCACACGGTACAGTTGGCCTGCTGGTCAGGCGTCAGAATGCAGCCGTGCATCGCACAGAACACGGCGACGGCCCCCAGGACGCACAGGGCGACCCAAGACACAAGGATGAAGTTTCGGACCCATGTGCGTACAACCATTAGAGTAGCTCCAACTCCCAGCCGCAGCCTGGGTCGCCCACGAGGCGATAGCCCGTATTGCCACTGAGGACTGAGACCTTCTCCGCGAAGGTAATGTGGGTGTCGATGTCTTTGGGGACTGCCCCATTCCAGAGCATTGTGATTGCCCGGAGGAGCTTGGAATAGATTACGGCGGTGCGAGTCGGATGATCCGCCCGGCCGTCGGCCCGGCCCTGTGGCACCCGCCAGTTGTCGGGCGTCGGCTCCAGGAGGTCCAGGAGCATCGAGAACTTCTGACGGTCCTGGGGGTTCGCAGAGCCCTGGATCACGGCCGAACAGAGAGCCCGGATGCGTTCCTTGATCTTGAAATGCTTCGGTTCGGCCGGTAGTGTCGGGGCTGGATTCGTCATGTGTTCCTCAAATAGAGACCCGGAAACTCGCAATCACGGGGAGTTATACGCCGTGGCGAGCCCCAGGTCAGACCATTCCATTGTATCCGGAATCACCCCAGCGTCAAGAGTAATTCCGGTGTTTCTCGCAGTAAAAGAATGCCGGGTCGCCGGAGTCCCGGTAGTCGCGGACCAGCCGACAGCCGCAGTCGGCGACAGCCACGTTCTCTTTGTCCTCGCCCTCCAGCCACAGGTCGGGCAGAGTCTCCTCGTCAGACGTGACGGGATGCTCCTCCAGGAAGACCACGAGTTCCTCCCAGATTTCGGCGTCCCAACTGCCGGTCGTAGCGTTCCACTCGCGGAGGTCACGGGCGATGTCGATGAGTTCACGCGACATTAGTATACCTCCGTCAAATTGGCTTGGGCGATCTCAAGCTCATGCTCCATGTCCTTGACGGCCGTGCCTTCGGAAGAATCATCCTCTTGGATTTCGTTCTCGCCCTTGGCGTTGTCGAAATCCAGGAGGGTGACTTCCGCGAGAGGATCGTCGCAGAGAACGTGCTGCAGGCACCCGCCTTCGATCACAATCACGATCTTACTCATCTGATTTCCTCCGTAGGTATTGTTTTGCGGCCTCAAGCACCTTGAGATTGTCTCGAAAGTATCCCAGGCCGCTGTTACAGGCTCCACAAAGAAGGCCCCTGACACGGCCAGTTGTATGGTCGTGGTCCACCTGGGCTACTAGGGTCTTCGGACCCTGCCTTCTCGGAAATAAGACTATCCGGCAGATTGCACATCGACCTCGCTGTTTCTCTAGAATAGCGTTATACTCCACTAGTTCCAGGCCGTAGCGAGAACGAAGGTCGGACTCGTATTCCCTTTGTCGGTAGTGGTGGAGTCTCTTGAGCCGGAGCAGTTTGCGTCTTATCCCCATACCTGGGAACTTCGACGCGGCGAGCCGACAGGATTTACAGATTCCTTCTCGTCGATCTCGGTTAGTCGGGTGCCGATAGAAGTTCTCAGCACTTTTCTGCTTGCGACATACACGACAGGTCTTCATTTTTTGTCCACGGAGAACGCCGCCCCACACACGCAGGTCGGAAGTCCTACTTCTATCCACTTGGAGGTTGTACGAGCGATATATCCGCATTCGTCACAGACCAACTTTATCATGCGAGTTGTCTGCTTCTTCACCGAAGGGTCGGTGAGATTCAAGGCCGAGTGAGGGTATTCACCGAGTTGCTCACAGATAGCGTGTAAACGATGCTGGAGTTCATCGTTCGGTTCGGTCGCAGTCGCCTTGCCCTGGAGACCAAGGGCTTTCATCCCATCCTTGAAAGGCTTCTTGTGCCCGGCCCCATCGGGCAGGCAGGCATGGACAAGCTCGTGGACCACGATTCCAGCCACTTCCTCACCGTCGTCCTTCACGGGCGAGATGAAGATGTTTCGGGCTCCATCAGCAGCCGCCGAGGAGTGCCAGCACTCTCCAACTCGTTTGCGGATGGACCTCGACGGCCAGGAGCAGGAGATTCGCACGGCAGGAATCTCCAAACTAACGCCGTCAAACATAGACCGCAGGGCTTCCACCAGGGCGACCAACCATTCTTCTCTCGTTGCGTAGTTCATTCGGGTTCCTCATTCAAGATTCTAATCACACACTCAGGGCAGTAGTAAGTCTCAAATGCGGGACCATCTAGGTCTGCGAATGCACCCGGATAGTCGGTGTACAGAGAACACCCGCAGCCCTTACACGGGGGCAACTGGCAGGCAGGCTTAGATGGAACACGTTCAAGTTTCATAATGCCCCTCAAGGGAATTACACCCTCGACTCGGCTGAGGAGAAGGAGGAACCTCGGCCACTCGCACTAGCAGGGCCGTGCAATCTAGAACTGCCGGGGCAACGTCGTATTGCCCAGCAGACTCGACATACCGCCATCGGCATGATCGAACGTCTCAAACGGATAGAGGGTGCCCGACAGGCCACGCTCCATGACCCGCAGACCTTGACCCGGCCAGTCCTTGACATACTTCTGGGCGAGGTCCAGGGCAGCGAAGGTGTCGATTGCGGTGTCGCCTCTGACTACCACGTACTTGTTCATTCTGACTCTCCTGTGTAATGCTCGGACGAAGGAGGTCAAGCCCTCAATCTGTCCGATCAGGTTTTCCGTTGCTCTGTTCATACTGGAACTATACGACACGATCCGAGTGAAAGCAAATCAATTCCAAAAAAGAGTTATCCCAGCCGCGATGAAGAGAAGATGCAGGACCAGGACCAGGACAAACGTGGTCGTGTCCTTGTGAACACCCTGCTGCGGCACGTAGCGAATCGGCGTGAGATACCATCTCATGTCTTGATCTCCTTCGGCCATGCGATGTCGATCACAGCCTGGGGGGCGTTGGGTATGAGGCGACGGGGGATTTCCCAACCTCGCCCCGCCCATGCTTCGGCCGTAACCTCATCCTGGGCACGTCCCCCACGATTCTCTGGGAGGGGTACTGGTGCCCAGTAGTCCTTGCCCCTCTGCGGGCAGTTGACATCATTAGAGCCCACTTCCCAAGCTTCTCCATCTTGGGCGACCAAGATGCAACCCCGAAGGCCAAACGAGTTTGTATTCCGCGAGATGTCCGCGAGTCTGAAACGCTTCATCTTAGTTCCTCCTCACTTGGAGTTGGAGATAGACCTCTTTGTGATTCAATGTCGCGGGGACACAACCCCCGGCCACGAATGACGCCAAAGACTCCTCTGTCAAGGCCAGACAGACAATCGGCCGCAGAGACGGACCCTCGGGTGCCCCGTTCGACAGAGCCGCCTGCCCTTGGGCGTCGTAAAGAACCTCTGTGACACCTGCCCGCCCCTCCTTGAGGTCTTCGGGCGGCGTAATCTTCGGCCCCGGAATCGCAGGAGGCCCCGAGACCTTCTTCGGCTGGAAAGCGAATCCGCACTTGCAAACGAGGGTGCGAACCCCCACGCCAGTCGAACATTGTGGGCACGTTTTCATCGGAATGGGAGTCCCTCCT